ACTCCAACAGAATAAAGTTTATCAATAAATTTTTCAAAATCCTTTGGTTTGGATTTCTTGCGAACAATCACCTTTGCAATTTTATTCTCATATTCAGTAGCATTAAAGAGTTTATAATTAGTATCTTCATAATAAATGTTATAAAATAATTTATAAGGATTGTCGACTGAAGTATGGGTGAGGGTCTCCGTATCAAAGACATGAAATCCTCTTGGATCATTCACATCATTCCAAAACATCTCATATGGATTACCCAAATAAAATATCTTTCCATTATCAGATCTAGTGTGAAAATGTCCAGAAAATACTTTATCAAACTTATCAAACAACCCTATATCCATCCCATCCTCCATCATATGCCCACGAGTTGCCCTGAAACCATTCAATTCCAAATGACCCATAACAACCTTCGCATTGGTCTTACTAATAGCATCCAACGCCTTCTGATAGTTCTCACTACAAATCCAAGGCAACATCAAAATATCTAATCCACCAACATTTATTGTCTGTGGTGAACTATACAGTGTAATATTTGGATAATCTGTTAGGAGTAATTCGGGAGAATTTACACAATTAGTATTCTTATAATAACAATCATGATTACCAACAATTGCATGAACCTCATACTTCTTCAAAGGTTCAAATATAACTCTCTTGGACCACTCCAAGCTTTGCAAATCAATAGACTTTCGACTATCAAAGATATCACCCATATGGATGACAGTATCAATAGGATTCTCTTCTAAGAAAGGGAAAAATATATCATTATAGAATTGTTCAAAATAATCATGAAGATGCTTAGAACCCTTTCTAGCACCATAATGAGTATCTGTTATAATAGCAATCTTCATCTACTAGATTTATATTGGATATTATCTTTAATTGAATTATATTCAGAACTACTACCAGAAAGAGCAGTGTCATCAACAACCATGACTTCATCAAATCCTGTTCTTTCAATAATCTTTGTTTTAATATCTAATTGCTTTTTCTCTTTTTGAATACGTCTAAGAAAAGCATAATGAATAATTTGTGTAAAATATGCAAAAGGATTTCTTGATTTTGCTGGATCGAAGTTATGAATGTATTGTACACAATTTTCAATACCATCAGAAATCATATCTTCCCTAAACATATAGTTTACGAAATTTGGTTTGTATGATAGATGAGTAGCAATCTTTAAAAAGCACTCTCCAAGATAATTTGTAATACGTGGTTTTGGTAGTTCTTTCTCCTTTGCTACCGCAACCTTTCCTCTATAAACAATGAGTGCTTCCAGCAGTTCTTTATTATTTACATAGTGCTCGGTTTTCTTTTTGGGCATAGCATATTACTCAATGAGTATAAGTTCTCTTTATTATAACACAATAATAAAGGCTTGACAAGTTTCCTAATTATCAGTAGAATAACCTTTGTGAGGGTTGATAGGGAATATATTAGCTTTCTTTAGGTTTTATTATTTTAAATAATTCTTCAAGTTTTTTACGAGCATTGTCTACTGAAGAAACATATCCCATTTCACTAGATACTCCTACTTGCCCAAATGGTTTATATGTATCTATTTGATCATTAGTTAAAAAATTATTATAAATTTCAATAAGTTTTTCATCAGTAGATTCTGTCATTGTAATAACTCTATCATGCTTTATCATAAAAACATCTTCACTAGATAAATCTATCCATGGCTTTATTTTAATCAAATGATTTCCATTATGATTGATCATTTTTATAACAACAGGATTTTGTAGTATAATAACCGAATCTTCATAATTTTCATCAATAGAAATTAAAGCAAATATCTCCTCTCCAGATATTAACTTTATAATTGAATAAAATTCTTCTCCCATATCGGCCATTAGTTTTTAAGAGGTATGTTTACAATATCATAATTGAAATTTTCTTCGTTATAGACTTTAATTCGTTCTATTAAATGATTTAATGTGTAATTTTTTCTAGATTTATAACAAATATCATCAGCAATATCATATAAAGTTGCTTTCACTTTTCCGTTACCTTTTCTGAGTACTCTACCAATTGACTGAAGGTTTCTAATGCGGGACTTACTAGGCGACGCAAAGATGACATTGTGCAACCGCTTAATATTAATGCCAGTACTAAAAGTGCCGTAAGACGCAACGATGATAGCATTGTTTTCTCTTTCCGTTATTTCACGAATTCTTTCTCTATCTTCTGTTGCCACGCCACCGTGAACAAAGAATACTTGGCGATTTTCATTTGTATTATTATTTATTAATTCGTATAGTGGTTGACCGTGCCCTTCTACTCTAGCGTATAGTATTAAAGTATTACCTTTTAAATCAATAGCAAGATTTTTAATAAAATTATTTCTCCGCCCATGAGTAATAATATACTGAACTTCATCCTCAAATGTTTCAAACTTATTCGGTGGATGTTTCAATAGAAGCACATTGATATCTAAAGTTGCAACATGCCCCTTTTTCATTAATTCTTCAGTTTTGATAATTTTATATGATGGTCCAAATAATCCTTCCAGTACCCATTTATGTGTCTGAGAACCATCTAATGTACCAGTAAATCCATAACGATACTTAGCATCTGCTAATTTAGTCATTATGGATACTAGAGATTTTGATTTAAATTGGTGTGCTTCATCTCCAATAACAACATTAAATCTTGCAAAGTATTTACGAGGAAGTTTATAGATAGATTGCCATGTCGTAATAATTACCTGTGCTTCAGTTTCTCTCTCTTTACCAGCATATATTTTATGACAATATGATCCAACGTTCCAACCATAGTCTGCAAAATCTTTATACATCTGCTCTACAAGAGAAGTCGTCGGAACAACTATCAGAATACTTTCATTTTTGTCTACATAGTATCTCACTAGAGAGTAAATCATCAGAGATTTACCGCTTGCAGTTGGGCTTATCAATAATTTTCTATTGTGTCTTAAAGCATCGTATACTCCCTCAACTTGATAATCTCTAGGTTTATATTTGCAAACAGCATTCATATAATCTTTTACACCTTCCTTTGAAATCATTTTATTGACTTCAAAAGGAAGACCATAATATTGATTTTTTATAAATTCATACTTATATTCATGATCTCTACAAAATTGAATTACCTTATCTAATAAACCAGCATATATTTGTCCATTTTGAGTATTGAATAGACGAATTTTTCCATCCCAGTATTTCTTTTGGTACTGAGGCATGAACTTAGCACCAGGAACTTCAAAAGTAAAGTAATCCGCTAATTCATAATAAACATGAGGTTCTGCCTGAACCTGAAGATAAACTTCGTTCTTCTTTGATATAATCAAATGTGACATACATCTAATAATCAATATAAAAATATTTAGAGGCATAAAAAAAGAGGCATTTCTGCCTCCTTAATCATTTAATCTTAAGATTTAGTTCTTTTCAGTAATAAGTTCAAACCATTGATTACTCATACCTTTGATGATTTCATCTGCGTTTTCTTTGTCTTCTGCATATCCTTCTTCAATCAAATGATTAATCACTACATCATACTTCTCATGGATTGCTTGCATTTCTTTAGGAGTAGGCTTCATTTTCATATTTGACTCTGCAATTTTATTTAGCTAAATCCAGATTGAAACTTATGCCATTCAATAGAATTCTTAATTTGAAAAGTCCTATTAGATATATTTTTAATAATTTCCTCTAGAAATTTTAATGTGGCATCATAATATCTTATCTTAAGATCCACTTTAGTTAATCTCTCATCTGCCTCCATATACCTCTGTATTGCATCCTTTTCCCTAACCTTATACGGAAACGGTTCTTCTACATAAACCTCTGGTTCTGCCTTTCCTGTGTAGTAATTATATCTTTCTAGACGAATTTTATTATATTGATCTCTTGCCTTTTCACGCAATAAAGTAATCGTATTATAAACCGTATAATACTTGCAGTGTAATTGAGGGATTCTTAATGATTCATCATGTAGATTATCAGGATCAATGACAGCATCACGCTCCCACATCTCCTGAATTTTGTCAAGATTCATAAAGGAGTGCCAGTTGGATCAACAATATTGTACATAGTATACTTGAAACTTACCTGTGCTGTAAAGTAGTTTATGTCATCATCTGTAGCAGTAAACTCAAGTGATGTTAAAGAAACTGGGAATAGATCAGCAAATTTAATCATAGCAATATCTCTAAAATTACTATTCAAAATATGAAGAGTTCCATCACAATACTGTAATTTATTATCAGTTAATCCTTCTGGATCTTTTATCTGATCTTTAAATTCTTGATATGATTCTGGAAATCCAAGTCCTTTCAACCAATTATGGATAATCATATAGTTTTTCATATCCTCATCAACTAAAAATGACATTGTAAAGTCATCAAATAACAATTCATCTCCAGGAATATCTAAATTTCTAAGAGGTGTTGTTTGGATTGCTGTTCCTAAAGTAAGTGCTGGTATTGTAGCAGTATTAGAAAAAAAGTCAACCTTCTCTTTAGTCGACAGAGTTAAATTAAACCCAATTGGTGACAGATAATTTCTATTTTTAATCTGAGAATCGTAAAAATTCCCTGTTGTTGTTGCCATTAGTTCACGCAGGTCTCCTTATATATTTATTCACTACCAACCCAACTGCCAGAAAATCCACCATTTTTTCCATTACCATTAGCACTTATTCTCTCTGCATCTAATTTGGTAGTATACCTTTTTCTATCATTATAATTAAATGTCCATTGATTATCACCCTTATGGTACAAATAATCACCAAAAATTACAGTATTATGTTTTTTAATATAATAGGACATTATTTTTTATTCTGTTACTACAGAAGCTCCACTATACCCACCGTTTGATCCATTTGGATTTAAAAGCAAATCAGATGGGTCATCAGTATAGACTTTTCTATCAGTAAATTTATCTGACCAATGCCTATTTCCCTTATAATAAACTATACCTACGTCACCTACAACACTTGTTTTCTTAATGTGGTATGCCATATCCTTATAGGTTTTTAAATATTTAGACAAAAAAAGAGGGGTGGTTAGACCCCTCTTTATGTTTAAAAGAACTTAGTTTCTGCTAGTCCTTTAAGTGCAGGTTTCATTAATGGATTCGCTTTTGCTAAAAACTGATTCCATGCTTTGGATTTAGAACCTTCAAATGGAATAGCAGTTTTTTGATTACCACGAATCTTTAACCTTTTAATTCTAACAAACTCGTTGTAAATGAATACAAATCTTGCAGTAGCAGGTTCATTTCCTTTATAAAGACTATTTCCTGCAACCAGAGCAGATTGAGTTAAGTTTGTAGCATCTGGATCTACTACCTT